AATGCGCCAGATGCAATCTTAGTCAAGAAGTCCATCATGGATGGAACAATCGACCAATGATCTTATGTGCGTATTGTAATGAACCTATGGTTAAGGCAATCAGTTCATCTGCTGTTCATTTCAAGGGTAAAGGCTTCTACAGTACGGATAAATAGTTATCCACAGAAGTTATCCACAGGGTAATAGATTGGAGTCTCAATGAAGCGACACACCGCTCTGACCAGCACTTATGTAAATGGATTTGACAACGATGGTACCCTGACAGGGCAGAGCCTCTCAAAGGCTCACCCCGAGCCGCTGAGGCGGATCGCTCGGGGGGTGCTTGCAGGTATTGGGATAGCTCTATGCTTTATGCCAAATGCAGGCTCTACAAACTTACAAGATATATCTATGACTCCTAAGCAATATGCATATTACTCATTAGGAGATGTTAAACAATACAAATGCATTGCAGCTTTATATGGTAAAGAAAGTGCATGGAATCCTAAAGCAGTTAATGGTAGTCATGCTGGTATTCCACAAGGTAGATCTAAATGGCTATTAACAGCGACACCAATACAGCAAGTAGAGTGGGGGTTACGCTACATTAAGCATAGGTACTCAACGCCTTGCAAAGCTTATGATCATTGGAAGGCTAAGGGATGGCATTAGACGAACTCAACTCCAGACGATATAGAGCACAGCGAGAGCGTGTGTTCATGCGTGATGGTAGAGCTTGTCAATTGTGTGGTACAGATGAGGGCGAGATGCACATCGACCACATCATTCCTCGCAAGGTAGGTGGAGACCACAGTCTTGATAATTTACGGGTACTGTGTAAGTCATGCAACCTACGCAAAGGTGCGCTTAATGAGGGGGTTTTTTTAGCAAGGACGGCTACCCCCCCTGTCTTTATCAACTATATCTCCCCGATGCAGTCCGAGACGATGCTGGACAGTCCTTTTAAGACCCGACCCGATCCAGATCAATGACAACTAAGCCCAGAAAGTCCAAAGCCCTACGAGGGGCAACCAAACCAAGGCTCCACAGCCCACTTCTTAAAGGCGAAAACAAGCTGCAAGATGTAAAAGACCTGTGCGACATTGTGAAAATGCCTTTAATGCCTTGGCAGGAGTTCGTTCTCAAGGACATGCTGACTATCGACAAGAAGGGCATGTGGATCCGTAAGACAAACCTCATTCTGGTTGCTCGGCAGAACGGCAAGACTCACTTGGCGCGTATGTTGATCCTTGCTCACCTCATCAAGTGGAATACCAATGTCCTTATCATGTCCTCTAACAGAAGCATGGCTTTGGACACCTTTCGACAAGTCACTCACCTATTGGAGACAAATGACCACCTTAAAGGATTCGTTAAACAAATCAGACACGCAAACGGCACAGAGTCAATTGAGATGTTATCTGGAGCAAGGCTTGATGTTGTTGCAGCAACTAGAGACGGATCTCGCGGACGAAGTGTCAATGGATTGCTTTACATCGATGAAGTCCGAGAAATTACAGAAGATGGATTTAGAGCTGCTACTCCTACGACTAGAGCTCATCCAAACTCTCAGACGCTTCTTACCTCTAATGCAGGAGACGCTTTCAGCACTGTCCTTAACGACTTACGAGAACGAGCTATTGACTATCCGCCAAAGTCTTTTGGATTCTATGAATACTCAGCCCCTCAATACTGCAAGATAACTGACAGAAATGCATGGGCTTTGGCTAACCCCTCACTGGGGTACACAATTACGGAGGAAGCGATTGAAGAAGCGATTGCTACATCTCCTATTGAAAATACGCGCACTGAAACGCTTTGCCAATGGATCGACTCATTAAGTAGTCCGTGGCCTCATGGCGTATTAGAAGATACTTCCGATAACACCCTAGAAATGTCGGCTGGGTCTTATACTGTATTCGGTTTCGATGTCAGTCCGTCTAGGCGCAACGGATCATTAGTCGCAGGACAATTACTGCCAGATGGACGGATTGGCATCGGGATTTTGGAGACTTATAGCTCTCAGGTTGCTATTGATGAGCTAAAGATGGCGGCATCTATTAAAGGCTGGTGTGATATTTATAAGCCGCGCTTAGTTTGCTTTGACAAGTACGCCACTCAGACTATTGCAGATCGCTTAGGCAATGCTGGAGTCATGGTCGAAGATGTCTCAGGGCAACAGTTTTACAAAGCCTGTGGAGATCTATTAGAAGGCTTGGTCAATGGTCGTGTTGTTCATAATGGGCAGGCAGAACTGATCCAGCAGATGAATAACTGTGCAGCTAAAGTCAATGACTCGGCTTGGCGCATTATCAAACGAAAGTCTGCTGGAGATATCTCAGCACCTATTGGCTTGGCAATGGTCGTAAGCAAGTTGATGATTCCAGTTGCTAAACCTCAAATCTATACTTAGACACGCCCTAGCACATTGTCTAATTGCTTGACAAATGCTACACTTTCTGTCTATGGGTAAATTATTGCAAGCATTTGGCCTAGAGTCTAAGCCACAATTACAAGCTCAATCCGCGCCACAGGTCCTTGGCGAGTATTCACCTTATGCAATGCCTTTTCAATATGCTTATGTATCCAGAGAAGAAGCTTTGTCTGTACCAGCATTACAAAGATGCCGTAATCTTTTGGCTGGTACTATCGGTGCAATTCCTCTAGAGCTTTACAAGAAATCTACCAATGAAGAACTTGGCTCACCTGCATGGTTGGAGCAACCTTCATATTCACAGCCACGATCTGTAACAATTGCTTACACCGTCGAATCTTTACTTCTATATGGCCAATCATTCTGGAAGGTCGTTGAAGTTTATTTAGAAGATGGTCGTCCGTCTCGCTTTGAATGGATTGCTAACAATCGCGTAACTATCACTTTAGATAGCACAAACACATTTGTTAAGTCTTATGCAGTCGATGGAATGACTTTACCAATGGACGGATTGGGATCGCTTGTAACCTTCCAATCTTTATTGCCGGGAATCCTTAATACAGGGGTACAAACAATTCGTGCGGCTATAGATGTTCAAAAAGCAGCAGCAATTGCAGCCAACACTCCAATGGCAACTGGTTACATCAAAAATACTGGAGCAGATCTAGACCCTAAAGAAGTTTCTGGTTTGTTAGCTGCGTGGAAGCAAGCGCGCAATAATCGTTCGACTGCTTACCTTACATCTACACTTGAATACAACCCAGTTTCATACTCACCTAAAGAGATGATGTATGCAGAAGCAATTCAAAATCTTGCAACAGAAATTGCGCGTCTATGCAATGTGCCAGCAATTTATGTTTCAGCAGATCAAAACTCCAGTTATACATATCAAAATGTCAATGACGAAAGGCGTCAGTTTCTGACTCTATCTCTGCAACCATTCGTTAGTGCCATTGAAGATCGTCTATCTATGGATGATATCACTGCGCGTGGGAATGTTGTTAAGTTTGATATTGACAAGAACTTCTTGCGCACTGATCCAATGGAAGAACTAGCAGTAATCGAAAAATTGCTTAGCTTGAACCTAATTACTCAGGAGCAGGCTATGGAAATGACTGACCTAACACCTAATGGAAGCCAAGGTATGCAATGAACCAAGTAATTACCTTCTCAGCTGAACTCACAGCAGACTCAGCAAGTCGCACAATCTCAGGCAAAATCGTGCCTCTGAATGTTGAAGCAGGATCTACAAATATGGGCAAAGTGATCTTTGCATCTGGATCTATCGACATTGCAGATCCTAAAGCAATCAAGTTGCTAAGCCAGCATGACACAAAGAAGCCTTTAGGTCGCATGGTTTCATTTAGCGAGTCAGAAGATGCAATTCATGCAGTCTTTTCTGTCAGTCGCTCACAGCGCGGTACAGAGGCTTTGATCCTTGCAGAAGAAGGATTGCAGTCAGGTTTGAGTATTGGCGCAGAAGTCCTGAAGTCAAAGATCAAGGACGGCATTACTTATGTTTCCTCAGCTAGGCTTGTAGAAACGAGCCTTGTCACAGAGCCCGCATTTAAATCGGCTCAAGTCACAGATATTGCAGCAGAATCATCTGCTGTAGAAGAAGAAACCCAACCAACAGAAAGCGAGACAGCCACCGTGGAAGAAACCACTCCAGCAGTCGAAGCAACACCAGTTGAAGCACCAGCGGTTGAAGCTGCTCGCCCAACTGTTTCAGCAGCATACTTCACAAAGC